CCCAAAGCACCACGGTACAAAGATTCACGGGTATCTTCAACGCTTGCCCTGCCACGACCAGCGGTGACACGCTGAGCCAACTGCTCAAAGATTTGCGCCTGTGTAAACGCTTTACCAGTTCTAATGTCTGAAGTTGAAATACCAAAGTTGCGCATCAAGGTGGCAGACATGCCGCCCGTGTTCATACCGGCAATAGCCGTAGCGGCCTTGTCCGTTTCCATGTTTAGATACTTGGTAGCGTTACCTGCCCCTCGAACCACGTTCATGTAGTGGCTGCCAGCAGCAGCGCTAAAGTTGACGCCCATGTTAGAAAGATTCTGGGCAACCATGGCGTCCACACCGACAGAACTTAGTCCACCAGCAAGGCCACTAAATGTGGCTTGAGAAAGACGCTGACGGTTAATCCCGCCCATCATTCTGGCAGAGTTGTAGTAGCCTCCCGCACGAGCAACCGTGCCTCCAACATCTGGCATCATGCCAAACGCACCAGAAGCTACGCCGCCAACCATTCCCAGAGAACTAGACAGGATGTTGGCTTTGCCCATACCGATGGACGCACCGCCAAGGATGCCCATAGTCTTTTCGGCTTGAACACCAAGTTGCTCAACGGCTTTAGTTAAGCCAGCAACATCGTTGATGGAGTTCTTACTCATGACACATCCTTAAATCTTTCCAAACTCTCTGGCCATCTCTAGCCAGTTAGTGCGTTCTCTTGGGCTAAGCTGCTTGATTTCCTCAAGCATCCAGCCGTGTAGTTCTGCGAGTAGGTGCCACTCTCTAAAAAGGGAGTTGTAACTTAAAACGCTAGAATTGAAACAAAGCTCCGAGAGTTATCGGAACCACTACCTTTCCACCACAATCAGGGCAGTCAATAGTCACATCATTGAACTGTGGTCCAGGAGCACGCTTAGCAATTTCGTCACCAATCTTGCGGCGGTCCATGATACCTAGGTTCTGTATCTGAGTTTTACTAACTACTGGGTTGTTATCAATCTCAAGAACGGTCTGTTCAAGAAGAATGGTCTGCAACTCAGCCATGCTTTTATCAGCGTTAGCGGTGATTTCTTTCTGGGTGTAACCAGTAGGAAGCTGCACCAAAAACTCTTTTTCTTTGCCTAGCACCGTAAATCTGCGGTCTAGGATAGGGTCTACGAGTACCTTGGAGGTGATGTCGGTGTCTACGTTTACTTCGACTTCTTTACTGTCGTTGCAACCGCCACACCAACAAATCAAGGTAGCAGTAGGTCCAAAAGTGGCCTTGTAAACACCTAAGAGAAGTGCGTCACGGTCGCCCGCAAGCATCTTGTCCAAGATTTCTTCAGTAGCTTTTTCTTTACCTACTGAAACAACGCCACGGCTCAAGATAGTAGGAAACACTTTATTAAGGCTTGAAGACCTAGTAATTGCTTCTTCATCTTTACCTGTGAGTTCTCGCACCTCGGCGGTCTTGACGACCTCCCCAGCGGAACTTACGTATCCGCCAGGGAGAGTCACCAAGGTTTCCGAAGGAGGAGTGATAGTTGCTGGCTGAACTTGCGTTTCTGGTTCAGCCGTTGCTTGTGCAACCAAGTTGTTTGCCAGAGCAGGGTTTGAAGCTGCATTTAGAGAATTTGTAGTCATTTAGTTATCCTTAGTATTAAGCGTCGAACTGTGCAGCAGTGGTAGTCTCGTTTGGAGCCCACTTGATGTCGAAGCCTTCGTGTACGAGGGTCAGCTGCTCTACCAGAATAGCGTTGTCACCAGCGTTTAGGTCTGAGTAAGCAACTGAGGTTGGCCAGCAGTTGTAGACCTGGAAACGCATAGCGACGTGGTCGTCACTTGACACGCTGTCAGTAGTGTTACCACCAGAACCAGCAATTGGGTGCGAGAGCACCTGAATCTCTAGGTCTGCACGGAAGTTCTGTGCCTGAGTACCTGCTGCGCCACCCTGAACGGTAGCAAACAACTTGCGCATCCAGTCCCAGTGCTGCTTGGTGCCAAGAACGACACCACGCTGCAAGGTGATAGGTGCAAAAGTAGTCTGACCAGGAATCTGGTGAACAGTGGTGTTGTATCCACCTTCACGGTAAGGGATTGAGTCAGTGGTAATTGACAAACCCGAAACCGAGGTGAAACCAACGGTAATGCCCTTAGGGACATTAGCTAGCCAGTCAGCACCAGCGTCGCTAGGCTTTAGTGGCTTGAACGTAACCAGGAACCTAAAGTTTCTGATTGGGTCGGTCGCAATTTGCGAACGGTTATTGATGATAGTAGGCATTTATTCCTTCTCCTTCGATTAGTTCGAGGTCTTCTGGCTGAGGCTAATGACCACAAACTCAGCAGGGTACTCAAGAGCAACACCAACCTCAATGTGGACTTCACCAAGGGCGATGCTGTCCGCAGAGTTGTTTTCAGCGTCTACCTTAACGAAGAATGCGTCTGCTGCGGTTGCGCCACGGAGACCTCCTGCGTTACGGTAGTCGTTCAAGAACACGGTCAGACCAGTGCGGATACGAGCCCACAACTTTTCGTCGTTGTTCTCAAAGAGTGCAAACTGGGTTAGGTCGTTTAGCTGCTTCTTGATGTAAATCAAGCTGCGACGCATGTTGACGTAACGGTTAGCGGTACCATCTTGCTTTAGAGTGCGAGCACCCATAGACACGACACCAGCACCAGGCAAGTTACGCAAAGCGTTAACCGGTGCGCCCGCTGAGTTTAGGCTGTCTAGTTCTGCAGAAGTAAATGCCTTTTCCAAAGCAACAGCACCACGAATGTATGCCTGAACACCAGCAGGAGCCTTAAAAGGACCAGTCTGACGGTCAGTCTGCAGATATAGGCCAGCAACTGCAGCCGAAGGACCAGCCTTACGAAGCGACTGAGAGCTGCGTCCTAGTGGGTCTTGCACGAAGATGTTTGGGTAGTAAACAGCTGCGTTAGCAGTAGTGGTGAGTGCGTCTGCGTAAGTTAGCGCCTGTGCAACGGTTAGGTCAGGAGCAGTGTCTAGAACAGCAAAGCCGTTGTTAGTTTCTGCCCACTCAATCATTGCGTTGTGTACATCCTCTGCATCGCCGTCACTAAGCACAGAGAACACTTCTGGAACAAAAAGAACTAACGGACGGTCAACAGATGTAAAATCGTCTAAAACATCCATGTAGTCATCCACATCTGCTGCAGTACCGTTAGAACCACCAGTAAGTGGAAGCACAGTGCTGAGTGGGGCGTTAGCAGTGTCCGTAATTGCCATAGTAATGTAAGCAGACGAGTAGCCAATAACAGTCGGAGCAAAGTCACTTGAAGTAGAGTTGTTGAACACTACGTTGGTAAACTGCTCTAGAACAATGTCGTTAGTTACGTCGCTACCAGTTCCTGCAACAGTCTCTTTGTAAACAGTTACGTTGTAGTAACCTGAAGTAGCCGCAGCAGTAATCTGAACACGTAGGTTGTTTCCGTCAGAACCCCTGTTTTTAGCAGTAATGGTACCAATGTTACCGCTTACCGCTTTAGGGATGTCAACATCAGCAGCCGCAGCGTCTGAGTGTAGAACACGGCGAACGTAAAGTTCACTTCCGCCGTTCTGGAAGAACTGGCCAACTCCGAAAGTAGCTGGATAAGTAACGTCGTACCCACCAAACTTCTTTACAAAGTCATACCACGATGTGACCAAGGTCACGGTTTCTGGACCCTGCGCAAATGTACCGAAAGCAGCACCCGCAGCGTTTGCGGTGCCCGATACAGCGATAGGGGCAGGAAGTAGACGTTCAGTGATGTAAACGCCTGGACGACTGTAAGTCATCATTATCTCCTAACTAGGTTAATTTATTAAAGAATGGGAGCCAAATTATATTGCGGTAGTAAACGTTCCTGGACCAACAAACTCGGGGTCTCCGGGTCTTCCGCCAGCATCTTCGGCGTTTGGTTCGTCTAGGTGTACTTCTTGTACTTTGTATAGCGTACGCAGGGTACCTTGTGAGACCTCGCTAGAGACTCTTACAGTAATAGCGTTAATAAACAAGCGCTTTGCTTGCTCAGTAGCATCTCTCTTTGAGACACCCATGACATCCATTCGTCGGACAGTTCCATCGTCCAACTGCAGCATGCCAAATCTTTGTGGTAGTTTTTGAAAGTTTATTTGAGTGAGTAGTTCACGGTCGTGACGTGGGTGGCGACTAAACACAGTTACTTGGTAGTCAATGTTTACAGGAATTGGAATCTCAACTTCAAATCTTTGGTCGTCAGTCAAGTCTGCTGGGGCCAAATACTCTTTGCCAGTCCAACCACGCATTTCACGCTCAGGGTCTCGTTGGATGTCAATCATGTCGATAGTGACGTAAGGGTAAAGCTGAGGGGTTAGCTCTTGGTCTGGTTGACCAAAGTACACACGGACAGCACGGTCGGTGTCTTGTCCATCTGCCTTTTGGTCGTGCACAACCATGCCCAAAAGAGCATCACGTAGGGCTTTGTCTTCAGATAGCAGAAAAGTCATTAGTTGCCCCCCATGTGCCTGTCTAAGTTGGCAACAAAATTAGCGCTTGCTTTACCGGGCTTATTACCGTACTTTCGCAGAACTGCGGTGGGTCGCTTCGTTTCGTTGCCAAACTCATGGGTAAGAGCATCGCCCACGAACTTGTCGTGGACAAATACGCTGAACTTGTTGTTGTGAAATCTTACGTGGAGATTATCCACGACTTCCGGCTTCCAGCCGCTGGCAAGGGCTCTCTCACGCACTTCGCCTTCCATAAACTGGGCGGTGTCGTGAGCTGCTTTGTGAATGTTTTCTAGTATGCTTCTCAAGGCTTCTTACCTGAATGGGATTTTGGCTGCTCGAATTTGTTCCGTACATAGCCTGAGACTAGTTGCCCAAACATGGCTTCTTGACGGTTATTGGGGCGGTAGCCACCAACACCACGAAGAAACTCTTCTCTTTCCTGGAACAAGAGGTAGTCGTTTACTCTCTTCCACCAAGGGTTAAAGTTGGAACTCATCAGCAAAATCCTTTTCAGGTGCAAGCTACATACGTAGAGGGAATCCCGCACGGAATTCCATACCTTAAGGATAAGGATTATTAGGCTAGATTAAACGCTAAATGCTGGATTTCTTTAAGTAATCGTTGTTCTGATGGGTCTTCAAAGAGTGGCAGTTATGGCACAGAGTCTGGAAATTAGACGGGTCATTGTTCTTCTTATCCCCGTCGATGTGGTCTACACAGAGCTGAACCGAGTGCTCAGGGATAAATCCGCACCATTCGCACAGCTCGCCTTTGTGAAACACCCAAGGGCGTTCAGTGGCTTTCTGGCTGGTCTTAAAGGCGTGCTTGCAACGCCAATACGGGGTGCCATCAGGCTTCACGTTCCCACTAGGGCGGAGGGCTACCTGCAGACCGCAAAGGGTACAGTCTCCCACCATGGACTCTGGGTCAACGTTAGTTATTCTATGGCGCATGTATACAGGGTAGCAAAAAAGCCCCCTGTTGCCAAGGGGCTTTAATGTTTGTGTTGGTCTACTTCTTCTTCTTTGCAGGCGCACGCTTGTGCTCGGCCTTTTCGCCCTTTTTGCCTTCAGCCTTCTCATGAGCAGAATGCTTCTTGACTTCCTTGATAATCTTAGCGTCCTTAGCCTTGTCCTCTTTCATGGTCTTCGGCTTAGCGTGCTCTTTGTCCTTCTTCTTGAACTCCGCCTTTTCCTTAGGGCTTAGGCCCTTAGTCATCTTGGCGTCCTTCTTCTCGTCCTTGGCTTCGGTGTACTTACCCTTTAGCCAGGCTGGCATTTTCTTGTCAGACTTCTTCTCAGCCATTATTTACCTCTCTTAATTCCGTTGTACTTCTTACCGCTAGCAACCTTCTTGCCCATACCTGATTCGGCAGAGCTTCCCTTAGGGGCTGGCATAGGCTTGGGCATTGGGCCCTTTGATTTTGGTGCTGGTTTAGGTGCGTTAGCCATTAGTTGGCTCCTTTTCTTTGTTTTTACCGCAAGTGCAGTTTCCGTTACACATTATCTTTGTTTCTTGTTTTCTCTTAGGTGCTTCTCAAGTAGTTTAAGCCTTTGTGCCGGACTACCCTCGAACTCTTTCAACTCAGCCGCCTGACGTCTCTGTCTAATTTGGGACGGTGTAGCAATCTTTTTTAGACCTTCACCAGGAGGCAATAGAGTATCTGCTGAGGTCTTTAGTCTAGTCATTTTAGGCATTATTTACCAACCCTACGCTTGTTTTCTTTGCCCACGTTTTTACCGTGCTTCATTGGGCGTAGATTAGCCTTGCTGTCATTTTTCTTGTTGTTGTCCTTGTGGTCAACATCAACGTCTTTAGGAAGCCTGCGACCAGCCTTGGTCTCATAGTCCTCACGGGCTTTATTCTTAGACTCGGTCTTCCAACCGTCCTTAGTCTTGACCTTCCAGACGTAAATCTCACGGCCACCGTTTTGCTTAGAGCCCTTGTATGGGCCAAACTTCTTTCTGGTACCAATCTTTACTTCAGCCATTAGCCTCTCCTGTGTCTTGCCGTTTTTTCAGCAATTTTCTTAGGCTGAGCCACATGCTGTTTGCCTTTCTTGCCACCGTCGCCTTTTCTTTTGGCACGGTTAGTAGCTGCTTTCTCAGCAGGGGTCAGGTCTTCCCAAGCCTTCTTAGGAAGGTAGCGCTTTTTGCCCTTAGACGGCTTACCATCTGAGGTTCCCCACTCTTCCTTAGTCCACTTATCCAGTGAACGCTGGGACTTTGCCTTAGCCATTAGTTCTTGTAGCCTCCGCCAGCCTTTTTGTACTCTGAAGCAAGAAGTTGTGCCTTACGGGCTGACCATTCGCCTGGGTCGCCACCTTTGGTGCCAGCCTTAATTTTCTTAAAGAGCGACGCACGTAAACCAGGCTTAGTGTAGTTGCCTGCTTCGTTAACTTTAGATTTAGACTTAGGTTTTGGTTTGGTAGCCATTACCATTTCACCTTGTCAGCCCAGTACGCAGCAGACATCTTTCCTTTAGCAATGTTCTTAGCGTGACGAGCCTTGAAGCTCTTGCGCTTAGCCTTCATGCGCTCAGATTCTCCAGCCTTTGGCTTACCTGCAGTCTCTGCACCTTGCTCACCAAAACGTATAGTCTTTACTTGGTCACCGACCTTTGCCACAACAACGTGTGACTTCTTTGCTCCTGGCGTAGCCTTAGGCTTGTTGTAGCCAGATACTCCCGCACGGGCTAGGCGTGGGTCTTTCTTAGCATGGTGCTTCTTCTTGTGTTCAGACATTTTTTCCTCGCTGCTCTAGTTTATCTGCCCCGTAGTTAACGGCGGCTTGGGTAGCGTAGTCAACCGCTCCTTGAAACAAGTTGCTACTTAAGATGCTGTTGCTGCTTTTTGCTATTCCCCCACGAGCTGCTGCTCCCAGTAATGGGGCTGCTACCCTAGCGGCTCCGGCAATAAGAGATAACATTATTTGTTCTTTCCTGGGGTTTCAATTTTTCTAGGACGCTTCATAGACGGCTGCCTAGCCGGGTTCTTAGGAACCCTACCTTGGTTCACTTCTTTACGGACCTTTCGTGGCCCTCGACCAATCCTGTCCTTAGGATTTTCTTCGTTTGTTACTGGCTTGTGAGTTCTTGCCATTTTTCACCTTCTTGGGTAGTTTTCCTTTGGGAGTGTGCTCTTCCCACTCTTTTGCCATACCCAGATTATTAGCATACATCCAGGCACGTTGGGCTTGTGACTTAAACGGCACTTCTTGGGTCTGCCTTTGGTGTTAATGCGTATCTCTGGAACTGAGGGTCGTTAACTAGCTCTTCAGAGTTGACCTGGTTGCAGTCGATGGTTACTACTGCCCAGCGGTAGCCGAATGAACCACGAGGCAAAACACGGGTAGGTACAAAGACTTGGTTACGGTACAAAACTCTGTCTTTGATGTGGGCGTTAGGGGTTGTGAGAATAGAAGGGAGAAGGCGCTCCGCATCTCCTACGTTCATAACTAAACGTAGGGTATCCGCTACGTAGTAACCACGTTCGTTCATTATGTTTGTTCCACGAATTAATTGGGCCATGATTACAGGGAACTTGAACGGCAACATCCATCGACGACCCTTGCCCTCAACCCCTGAAGATACGTCGTAAATTTCATCCACTATGTCTTCATAGTTTTCGTCTAAATAGTAGTCTTGCCAACGAAACCAGTCCACGTCAACACCGACAGTGCCGCCAAGCTCTTCGGCCATGCCTTCGTACATAGAGAAAGCCTCGTAATCCATGTCAAATCTGGAATTACGGTCTGAGCTTTCTTTTCCACCACGCATTTAATCTCCTAGTTGGTTGTTCTTACGCTGGGCAAATAGTTGTGTTCAAACTGCTTTACTTGTCCAACAGCGTTTATGAATCCGTATAAAGCAGGAGTCTGGTCACCGCCAATTACTGGCACAGTTAGACTGTTGGCTACATTTGCGGCATGCTCCATTAGTCCGTCTGCAATAAACTCTTTTGCTTTAACTACAAACTGTGGGTCTGAGTCTGCGTAATCCAATAGTTGACCAAATTGATTAAAAAACAAAATTTCGTCCTCGCCTTGAACCACAGGACCTTGAAAAGTTGTTACAAATTTATACTCCATTATTACCATTTTCCTAAAGGGCAGGTTGCATCATGCACTTTTGTCTTCACGTTCATAAAGCACATGCACTCTCTGCATTGACGAGTTGGTTTAAAAAATCTATCACAATTTTTGCAGATGTCGTAACGGGCTTTGGGGTCTTTTATTTGTTCTTCTTTTTGTTCCATTAGTCCTACTTAAGATAAAAGTTGTCTACGGTTGCGCTTTGAGTGTAACTTGATGGTGCAACTATGATTCCGGCTTTAGCGGTTGTAGTCGGGCTGGTAGCTGTGTACGTGTTGCTGTTTAGCAAAGATTCTTGTCCTGCAGAGCTGTATGCGCTAACTATAGCGGTATTATTAGAGGTGACTACCTTTATGCTGCGCACTGCTGCTGAGTGGGAATAGGTGGCCATAGTAGCCACAGTTCCAGAAGTGTTTTTAAGAATTTTGGTGCTGTAGGAGCCCGTGACTGTTTCGGTAGCACTGTATGTAACTGTTTCGGTGCAGTAGTCCCCGTTTCTGGTGCCACCATTTGGGCAAGTAGGATACGCCGTTACGGTGCGGCAAGGGTGGCTTCCACCACTAGTGCAAGTAGATGCGTTCAAAACTCTGCAGTTAGGCTCGCCATTGTAAATGAGATAAGTTGCTCCCCCAGAACAGGCGTAAAGTTCAGCAGGCATTTGACATTGATTGTTAATACAAGACCCACCAGAAGCAGTGCAACTAGGTCCACAAGGAGCTCCGGTGGGCTCCCATCCTTGATACGTATACAACAAAGAAGGTTCGTAAGAGTAGTATTCTGCCGTGTACACTCCGTCATTTGTGGTTACTGCTGGTGAGTAAGTTGTGGCGGTAGTGGTGCACGTAGTACCGCTCAAAGTGCCACCACTTGGGCAACTGTATGTGCTAACAGATGTAGCCGCAGTGGTAGCTGCCCACCAGTTGCTGGAATCAGTGACCCAAAATGCAACACCAGGACCTGCTCCTGTAGGGATGTCCACTCTAACATCTACGTCACTAGCCTCTGACACAGCGTCTAAAGTGGCTAGCGGATAACTGGAAGCTGCGGTGCTAGTTGTTGCTGCGTTGCTGGCTATTGCCCAACTGCCAGAAGTGGCTGTCCAAGAAGCAATTTTGTTAGAGGTAGTGCCGAGAGAACTGGCATTAGTCCTGTTAAAGTCATCTTTAATGACTGCGGAAAACCACTCTTTCCAAACTCCGTTAACTTTAACAAAAGCCTTTTTAGTGGGCTTCCATTCTCCGGAAACTTTTACGTAGGCAGAATCGGCAGCTTGATAAGCGCCGCTAACCTTAATGAAACCAGACATGGAAGAACCTCCGTATCTATCAATTATGCCCTGTAGAACTCTAAATTACGGGCTAACCGTTCGTCAGTTGGGTTTAGTTCTAGGGCTTTTTCTCCCCAAGCAATCGCTTCCTCTTTATTTCCCAGGTAGTAATGGGATAAAGCACCAAGGTCGTATGGCAACTCTCCCCAAGCAAACTCTTCACAGAGGTAGTCAAGCGGCTTTTCTTTAATTAGCAAAGCAAGTTTGGCCCAATCTAGGCACTCTTCCCAATTCTGCTGAGTGTAGTAGTACTGCGCCAACTCCACTTTGGCTTCTCTTCTGCCAGGGGCTTCTTGGACTGCTTGTACTAAGTAATCTTCAGCGTTCTCTGGTGCACACTTGGCCATGTATCTATACGACGCCGCTCGCTCCGGTCCCCAAGTTGCTTTAGGGTTAGATACATGCCGCTTAAACATTTGCAAAGCCTTGTCGTGCATACCGTTAAAAAAGTACTCACGGGCTAGGTAGTACTGGTTACGGTCGTCAGTTGGGTCTTCTTTGACCGCCAGCTCTAGGAGAGGGAAGTATTGCCCACGACTCTTAGTATTATCTGGATGATGGTGGATTTCTAGTCCAATCCATTCCTGTCGTTCTTCGGTTCGGTCAGCGACCAAGACTTCGTGTACTGGGTGCTTCCAGCGGTATCCGTGTCTTCTGTGGATTTTATCCCCTCCATATTGAAGACCAGGCGTATCGCCGTTCCAAGACCAGGTGTACTGATAGCGAGGACGAGTAGTCTCTGGCTTAACCTGCTCAAGTTGTTCACGCCAGCCTTCCACAAGGAC